TACTGGAAGACGTGATCACCACCCCAACCGTGATCCTTCATGGCACCCACGTCGGGACGCTCTGCCGTGCTGGAGATCAGACAGCCCCAGTCATGTCGATCACGGGTCAGGTTCGCGGTGCCTGCTGCACAGTCCCAGACCACGCAGTCCTTACGCCAAGAGTCACCCAGATGAGGGGCTACCTCACGGTGACCCTCATTCGCCCAGAGGTCCGGCGTGAAGAACGCACCCTGACGACGACGAGCATCGTCTTCGACCAGACGATCCTTCATCGCCATGAACTGCTTGATCTCAGAGGGCTTGTAGCCCTGAGAGAACTTCGTGAAGAACGAGCGGTACTGATCCACGCTGGCCAGAACACCATCGGCGTAGCCGGGGACAGTGAGCACCCCCTTCTTCTTGGGGTGCAGGAAGACATCACCCGGCTGGAACAGGCACCGGAGGAACACGTCAACCTGCTCCGTGCTCGACAATGCCTGCTTGCCCTTACCGGCACGGAATACCCGATCCCGCCAGTAGGTGAAGATCGCGCCGAGGTTCTTCACCGAAGCACGAACAGTGGCCTGCTCACCCTCAGCAAGAACCTCGATGTCCTTGATCAAGTCCCGGAAGTTAAAGTTCACGTCAATGTCGGTGATGTAGGGGAGAATGTTCACCCCGTTGACCAGCGCACGGGTCAACTCAATGCTGCCCGTCGAAGGAGCCACGCTCCAGTCAATCGGGAGGTCCAAGAAACCCTTGACCGACGCAGTAGAGAGAACGAAGCACTCGTTCTTGTCTCCAACGAGAATGACGTTCGGCAGGGCCTCGCCGCTCTGCTCAAACTTCTTGAGGTACAGGATCACCTGACCCAACACGCCGCACGAAGCAGCCCTGCTCTTGAGGTCCAAGTCATACTTGGTTTCAAGCAGCAGTCTCACGCTCTGCCACTCTGTGTATCCGTCGGTGCCGTGGGGGCTGGTCCACGCAGACCCCGTAAGGCGGCTGATCTCGCTGCGGTAGACGCCCTCAACGTCTTTCTCGACCACCGCTTTACCTAAAGCATCCACTTTACCTACAGCATCCACAGACATGGGTGTCTCCTTCACCCACTCATACCGGAACCAGAAGGATCACTGACCCCCAAGGCCCCCGCCAGCCTGTACCCTTCTACGCGAGCAATATGGACAGGTTGTCGGCATGGTTCAGGATCTCCTGAACCAAAGGGTAGCCGATTCCGATACAAAAAACCACGAAACTCCGGGGCGAAAGCACGCCCCGACCCACATGAGGTCCGAAGGCTGATCTCACGCCACGCCCGAACCGAGGCTGGGCCAGACCGCGCATGTAGTGGACCGTCCGGGACTTCGCCTCGGTCAGTTTGTCCCACTGGTCTTCCGCGTTCTGCTTCATGCCTTCGTACTTGCCGGACTTCTCGATGGAGAGACTGATCCCACCGATGCTGTAGTCGAACTCGTTGGCGATCCAGTTGTAGACGAGTGCCTGGGAAGCGTTCACGAGTGCTCCCCACAGCAGCGCAGCCTTCCAGGAGGGCTTCTGCTGACACAGGATCTCGATGTTGTGCATCCCTTCCGTAGAGGGCGGGTGCATGTTCCACTTCCAGAGCGCGATCTCCAGGTACTCATAGAACTCTTCGTCGGTCCAGATGTAGCCGAAGACCTGGTTGTAGCAGCCGACGGTGCCCTCGCCTTCTGGGGGCATGAAACGGTAGTTGCGGTCCGGGTTGTTGTCCCTGGTCAAGAAGCGCATCTTGCGGATCAGGTCAGTCACGCAGTCCGAGTAGGGGTTCGCCTCTGTCTCGACGGCACTGGACACGACACCGAACTCCTGTACGGCACCTTCCTCGGCGGTCGTAGCAGTCTCTCGGAAGCGCCAACGGATGCGGTAGTCTCCGGGAGCCGCCGAGGATGGGATCTGGAGGCTCCCGTAGTACTCACCGACTGTGGGGTTCACTGGGGTCCGTACAGACGACCCAATCAGCACCTCAGAGGTCGTATTGGGGTCCACATAGTAGATCGCGTAGGAGATGCTGAAAGCGTTGGTCGGGTTCCCGTCCGCGTTGGACAGATAGATGTCCAGGTCGTTGCGCCCGAGCACCTGACCCTGTGTGAATACGACAGCCATGTGCTACCTCCTGACCAGAGGCTACCCATAGCCGGACTACCGGTACTCGAAGGCCCTGTCGAACTCGATGTTTGTGGTCGTCTTGGCGGCTATGGATACAGAGATCCATCCCCTGTCCATCTCAACCGTGATCTCGTCAACCACCGGCACATTTGAGTCTGCTGTCCAAGTGGGTTCCCGCGCATGTTCACCCTCCCCTTCGTCGTAGTGCATGGTGGTCATATCTCGTACCTCAGCCGATATTTCATCCACCATGCTATGGATCTTTGTTCCGTTGCGTACTTCTTCTTCGCTGAGATCCTTTACATGGTCAAGCAAATACGCTTCAACACCCCGGAGGCGAGCAGCCCCCTTGAGCCAGGCTCCGTAACGCCTCAACTCGTCCAAACTAAAGGACATTTCGTTTAAGATGTCTACTTTAGTGGGGCCTTCTAAGGTCAGATACACCATGCCACTACCACGCTCATTTGGCACCTGTCCCTCAACCTCTGTATGGCCCGTAATCTCTATGTCCCAGTTCGTTTCCTTTTGGGCTTTCTTCATTAGACTCTCGACTTTGTCGCCGATCTCGTCGAGGGCCTTATCAAGGTCATCCTCGGCGTCGTCGATGCTGTAGTCTTTATTCACCCTTTGCCCCATGCTTATGAAGTGGTTCTCCAGGTTCTCCCACCCAACGGATTTGGCTTGTTTCGACAACCCAGCCAAGATCGCCTTACGCTCAGGTGATCCTACAGCCATGGTGGAAGCAAGACGGATGAGCGTCTTCCGGTCAGATGCAGTGATGGTCTTCATGGGGTTCCCTCGGGGGTGTTTCTGCATCTGTCCGGTCTATAGGCACTCTATCGGAGCCAGTCATCAAACCGGTAGGGTGCCTATCGCCTGCTGTGGGCAGGAGGATTTATGGACATCAGCACTCTAAGGCAAATCCTCGCATCAGAGTAGTGGCTGAGGAGACATAGAGCATGGCTCACGACGACGACGCACCGAAGACCGGCGAGAACCAGGCACCGTTTGCACTGGCGCAGAACCCTGCGCCAAACCCGCCGTCGGGTCAGCCCTACATGTCGGACAAGCAGGCACTGGTCCAGTCGATCATGGCGACCTTCCGTGCCGTGCTGCCAAGCAACTACGTCGCCCAGGTCAACGGACCCTGGTACTCGTTGCAGTTCCAGGCGATGGCCGAGCAGTTGGCCGAGATTCAGATCAGCACCACAGAAATCTACAAGGACTCAGGCTTCGACTTCACGCGAACGGACTTCCTGTGGCAAGTCCTCGGGTCGCTGGTGTTCCCAGGAGCCACAGACCGGAGCGGTGTCCCTCAGATCAACGGGGATACAGCCTACCGGGAGTTCCTGCACAAGATGGTGCTGTTGCTCCTTCAGGGCGCAACCAAAGCCAGCATGGAAGGTGGTCTGGAAGCCCTGGACCCTGACGTGGTAGCGACCATCACTGAACGCTACCTGGAGACGCCACCGCGTGACCCCGTGGGGGCGTGGACCATCGAGGACCAGTTCCTGGTGGACATTTTCATCGAAAGTTCCACGGGGAACACTTTCCCGGCTGATCCCTTCGTGCTCCAGCAGAACGCCGCGCTGGTACTGGCGGCTTTGAAGCCCGCCCATGTCTTCTACGGCTACTCGTACCTGTTTCGGGACGCCTTCGACAAGGTGGCGGACGATACCGGCGGTATGAGCCTCGACCTGGACTCCTACTACTATGCAGACCTGCGGAAGTGGTGTCTGGGAGCACAGCGCATCGCGGGCACCGGAGACACGCTCTCCACCCGGACCTTGTTCACCGACCCGAACGTGTCCTTCCAGAGCATCCGGGCAGGAGCCGTACTGGAGATCGAGAGCGGCACCAACAAAGGCAAGCACCGCGTTGTGTCCACACGGGTGCTGCTCTACGGAGCGGACGCTACCTTGAGGGCATACACGACCTCTACAGGGCTTTCAGGAACACTCACCGCTACCACCAGTGACGCTGTGACAGATCCCAGCCAGGACTGGGGCGCGATGCCCGTGGACACGACCATCACCCTGGCCGCTGGACCCAACGCTGGGACGTACAGGCTCGACACCGTGCTGGGCGACACGGGTGGCCCCATCGGAACCGTTGGCATCAGCGGAACCGAGGTGCGGCTCTCCCCGAGCACACTCCAGTTGGCACGGCGCATGGATGCGGTGGCGACCGGTCAGACCTACACCGTGAGTGTGGACCGCCTGGGAGTGCAGACCCCACGGCCTGTGTCTGGTGAGGATGTCACCCTCCAGTTCCTCCTCTGAGGTGTGGGGTCACGCAGCCGCTCTTGCGCTGGGATCATGGGGTCTCTGGCTCCAGCCTTCCCATCGCTTCCTCGACAGCCCCACCGACGAACTGATCCATCATGTTCGTCACCTGGGCGCGGACGCGATCTTCCAGGTCTTGCGGTGTGATGTCTTCGGGCTTCTTGCCCTGTGAGATCATCGTGATTGCCATGACGTAGGCTTCGCGCCGCAGGTACTCGACCATGAACGCATGGGCGACCTGCACCAGACCACCCGAAGGCCACTCGGCTACACGCTTCTTGTCGCCAGGCGTGGCAGGACGGTGCGCTGTGAACAGGGCTTCGTCTGAGATGCGTCGTCGGACTTCCAGAAGGAAGCGCACTGTGTCGAACTGATCTGTCATGCGGGACTCTACCCGTCCCACGCCTCGGACTCAGGGTCGAGGTTGGGGAAGCGGCTGCCTGATCCGAGGCCATACAGCAGGGCAGATACGCCCTCGTCGTCTTTGGCCATCTCACGGAGTTGCTTTGAGAGGTTCTTCTCCAGGTCGTAGAGTGCCTTCTCCTCGTCCAGGCCCTCGTCGTACTTGACGTAGAAGGTGACCTTCCCACGGCTCTTGACTGCCTTCTGCAACTGACCCATGCCGATGGTCCGACCCACGTTGCTCATGTCGTCAACAGTGCCATCGTAGTCACGACCATAAGGATCGTCGAAGGTGCGCCAGTCGGAAGCCTGAGCGTCCAGAGGGACTTCGACGCTCAGAAGGTTGTTCATCCCCACGCGGCGGAAGAACGCACGACGCACTTGGCGGTCTTGCAGGTAGGCGTGTTGCAGGGCTACACGGGTACTTGATGCGGTGCGTCTCATGGTGATGTCTCCTACCACCCCAGCGGGGATAGCCAGTCTACCGCAACCCCCTCAAGGGGCTGGGGCTTCTCCATCCCAGGCCCAATCGCCCATGAAGGCTGAGGCTGAGTAGTCCGTGACCCGCTTCTCAAAGAAGTTGCTCATGGTGTCACCGTTCAGCACCCAATCAAGCCAAGGCAACGGGTTGCTCTCGACCTTGAATATCTCTTTGAGCCCCAACTGGTTCAGCCGACGGTCAGCCAGGTACCGGATGTACTGCTTCATCTCGTGTGGGGTCAAACCCTCAACGGGGCCGACCTTGTAGGAGAGGTCGATGACCTTGTCCTCCAGGATCACCGCTGTCTCGTACATCGAGTAGATGCTGCGCTTGAACTCGTCGTTGACGATGCGAGGGTGCTCATCGCAGAAGGTACGAAAGAGCCGAGCCATCCCGTCTACATGCAGGGTCTCGTCTCGGATCGACCACTCGACGACGGTACACATGCCCTTCATCTTGCCGAACCGTTGGTAGTTGAGCAGCATCACGAACGCGCTGAACAGGCTCATGCCCTCGTTGCACACGCTCTGAGCCAACGCCCTGCCCAGTCCTGCGAGGGTGTTCACGTCGTTGTCCTGCATGAACTCAATCTTCGCAGCCAGTTCCTCGTACTCCAGGAACGCCCAGTACTCCCGCTCGTGCAGCCCGAGGGTGTCATTGAGCAGTGCATAGGCTCGCTGATGCACGCCTTCGCGGTTGGCGAAGGAGAGCAGCATGTTCCTGATCTCGTTGTTCTTGAACTTCGGGATGAACAGGTCGCAGTAGTTTCCGCCGACCTGCACGTCGCTCTGCGTGAACAACCTGAGGATCTGGGTGATGTGACCCCGCTCGACAAGAGAGAGCGAGCCATCCTTCCACTGCTTTACGTCCTCCTGGAGTTCTGCTTCCCAGGTGCCCCAGTGGATCTTCTCGTGTGATTCAGTCGCGTCCATCGCCCAGGGGTACTGGAACGGTTTGTAGGCTCTGCTGTGTTCCATCAACCCTGGCATGACAAGCACTCCTCTGTCTCAACGTAGTCTTTGAGTGCTACCCGTTCGACCTTGGTTCCGACCTTGTCCGCGTCCACACCAGCGGTGGTCCGCAAGTAATAAAGCCCCTTCAGACCCTCCTTCCACGCCTTGATATGGGTCATGAGAACGTAGTGGCGGTCGGAACCAGCAGGGAAGAACAGGTTGACGCTCTGTCCTTGACAGATGAACGGCTGCCGGTCGGCGGCATGTCCTACGACCCAGCGTTGGTCGAGTTCAAAGGCAGTCTTGAAGACCTCCTTCTCCCACTCATTGAGGCAGTCGAGGTGCTGGACGCTTCCGGCGTTGGTCGTGATGCTGGACCAGAGGGACTCCCGTTTGGTGGGGTCACTGATCTTCGCGGTCAGCAGGCGTTCCAGTTCCGGGTTCCTCACCTGGTGTGATCCCGCTCTGGTTCGGTGGGTGTAGGCGTTCGACTTCCAGGGCTCGATGCTGGGGCTGATGTTCAACAGGATGCTGGAGTTCGCATTTGGGGCGATGGCCATGAGGTGGCTGTTGCGGCGACCAGACCCGATGCCGTCCAGGTACTCGCCCTTCTCCTCAGCGAGTGCCTCGGAAGCCGCGATGGCGTCCTTCTGGATGCGCTCAAAGATCCGAAGGTTCATGCCCTTCGCCATGGCACTCTCCCACGGGGTCATGTGCTTCTGGAGGTACGCATGGAACCCCATGGCCCCCAGTCCCAGGCTTCGCTCACGGGTGGCTGAGTACACAGCGCGGTGGAGTTCGTCCGGGGCCTGGTCAATGAAGATTTGGAGCACGTTGTCGAGGAGCCTGATGAGATCCGCTACCAGCGAGGTGTCCTCCCACTCGTCGTACAGCGCGAGGTTCAGGCTGCTCAGGCAGCAGACGGCTGTGCGGTCTTCCGAAGTGGCAAGGTGGATCTCGTTGCAGAGGTTCGATCCGTTGATCCTGAGACCCAACTTCTTCAGGGTTTCGGGGAGTCCCCGGTTCGCTGCGTCGATGAAGTTCAGGTAGGGCTCACCTGTGCGGGACCGGACCTCGATGACGCGCTGGAACAACTCGCGTGCAGGCATCGTGTCTCGGATCTCACCGTCGCTGGGATCGCGGAGGTGCCAGTCCGTGCCGTCGATGCACGCTTGCATGAAGTCGTCGGTGATGTTCAATGCGTTGTGCAGATTCAGGCACTTACGGTTGGGATCACCGCCCGTGGGTAGACGCATCTGAAGGAACTCCAGCACATCAGGGTGCGAGATGTCCAGGTACGCAGCGTAGGATCCCTTCCGGGTCGTGCCTTGTCGGTACGCCGTCATGTCGGCATCGACCGTCTTCAGGAACGGGATCGGTCCAGGAGACTTGTCGGAGACAGACCTGACGGACGACCAATGCCCTCCGACGCCTCCGCCCTTGATCGCACACCATCGCAGTTCGGCTGTGTGGGCAATCAAGCCCTCCAGTGTGTCCGGGACGTACTGCAAGAAGCAGGAGATAGGGAGCGACTTCCACTTCTCTCCGGGCATGGGTGCGTTGGAGAGCACGGGGCTGGCGAACATGAACCAGCCCTTTGAGGCGTAGTCGTAGATCCGCTGGGCGAATGCTGTGTCCCCGTCGCAATAAGCCTTGGCAGCACGGGCGAAGGCTTCCTGGGGGGACTTCTCCTCTGCCTTCATATAGTAGGCACGGAGGAGATCAAGGGCGAAGTCCGAGAGCAGTGCGTCCCTGTCCCCTTCAATGTGGATCCCGTGGCACAAAGTGCCCATCTCAATGCTGTCCGAGAGCAGGGGCATTGGAGAACTCTCATGCCATGCCGGGGTGTTTGGTTCCACATCTGACTGGGGCATGAGTTCGGCCATCTTTGTCCTCGGGGTGCTATGTTTTCATCGGTATTCAATCGCCGGAGGTCTACAGAAAGACATACCGACCCGCTTCTATACGGGTCGGTATCAAGCCCCTACCGAGGAGCACCCTTTCAGAAGTGCTGCTTCACATGCTACCCACGGGGAGGGAACCCCCCTGAACACACCACGGTCCGCGTGTGCGAGGTCCCGGACGAGATTCACAAGATTTCTTGTGCCCCATCTTTTCGCCGCTGGGATCAACGAGCGTTCGACTCTCCAGGTCGGTGACCCCACCAGGGTGGCGACCTCGGCAGAGGTCTTGCCACGCTTCAAAAGTAACGACACTTGGAGCCACTGATATGCAAGATCAGCCGGTCCTCCGCGTGATCGCAGCAGAAGCATGGTCGGGTCAGACGCGGACTTGCGGCGGATCACTGCGAGTGCCTTCGCCACCTTCTTTGTGTGGCCGAAGGCCAGCGCATCCCGAAGTGGTTGCATCTCGACACCCAGGTTCCCCCTCACGACGGCCTTCACGTCCCTCGCGGTGATCTGCTGACCGCCCTGAGAGCGCACCAAGGCTGTGACCTTGCTTGCCTCAAGGGCGAGCACACCGAGATCCACGCCCAGAACACCGACCATGGCGAGCGCCAGTTTAGCGGTGAGGGCTTCCGGGTTGGACAGCAGGCGGTGGGTCTCCATCTGGAGGAACTTGGCGGCACGGGATTCCTGGTCGGTCTTCCGAGCAGGGATCGGGTAGTTGGTCAGGTGCTTCTTTTTGACGAGGGCAACCGCAGGGTGCTTCTTTGCATCCACGGAACCGTCAACCTCCATGGCGATGCACACCTGTTTTGGCTTGTCAGCCATGTGGGTCTTCACTGTCTCCAGATCAACATCCTTCCCGTCTACCAGGATGAGCGTCGGCTGCCCGAAGGCGGCTGCCATGGAGAGTGCGTCGATGACATCACTGTCAGAACCTGCGAAGACCAC